ATCCCAGGTTATTACCCGAGCCGATGTTAGTGTCGTGGCGGGCTCATTCGCCATACCGGATAACTGTTTAGTGGTCAAAGATGTATTTTATGAAGGCGCCCCCCTGGTCCGCTATCCGCAGCGGGATTTACCCGAAGATGCTACCGGCACCCCGTTATACTGGTTCCGGGATGGCAGCAATATCAAACTCTATCCCCGTCCTAACGGTACCGCCTCAGCCAGGCTTGCCTATGTGAAGAAGGAAACTACAATGGAAGCGGAGGAAGATACCCATACCCTTGAACATGCAGACGACTTCCTGATCGCTTTCGCCAAGTGGAAGGTATTGATAGACACCCGGGGAGTAAGCGAAGAAGCCATGTATTGGAAGAATGAGTCTCAAGAAGAAATGGAGAAGTGGAGAAAATTAAACTTTGCGCAGCACCAAAGACCGCGCAAGGTTAGGGCAGGCAGGTGGTATTAATGCTGTGGGAAGAAATTATAAGCCTGGTGGAAAAGCAGTCTGACGAGGATTACGATGCCGCAGACTGGACCGAACTTATAAACCTGCTCCAGGAAGAATTGACCCCCCTGGCTAAAATGCCGGGCAGCAAGGAAGGCGTATCTGTTACCGTAACCGGGGGCAAAGCCGAGATAACATTAGCTGATGATGCTGACCTGGCCACCGCATACATGATACGGCATGTTTTCTACACCCCGACAGTGGAAGGCGGCAAAGAGGTGCAACTGCGCAGGCTGCAGCCGTTCCATTCTATTAAGGGATGGAAACAGGACGATGCCAAGATATATCTGCAGGGTTTGGGTACAGAAGCGGCCGGCACGGTGAGAGTTGAATTCTACAAGCGGCTATCCCAGGTGGTATATGCAGAAGGACCACCTGAAACCTTTACCCCTACCGGCCCTGAGATACCCGAAGAATTCCATTACATCTATGTACCCGGGCTGTGCATGAAAAGCCAGCAGCGCGAGGAAGAACCCGAGGACAAAAGAGACTTTGAAGCCGAATACAAAGAGGCCAAACAAGCCTTTGCGGTGGCCCGCATCGCTCAGATGGAGCCCTGGAATATCAAGTACCTGCAAGGTGGTGGGAGTTAATGTCTGACTGGCAGCCATTAAGAATAACTGACTTCACCAACGGCTATATCGATAAAGTTGATGATACCGAACTGCCAGCCGGGGCCTTCAAGAATTGCCGTAATGTCATATCCAGGCAGATTGGCAAGATCAAAGCTAGGGGCGGGCAGGTAAAGCTAAATGACACCGAATTGGGAGAGAGCATTCCCATCCAGGGGATGAAAGCCTTTTATCTTAACGGGTTCAAATACCTTATCGTGGCTGCAGGCGGGACGGTCTATTACTGTAACCCTCCTATAGGGACCATGACACAGATCAAGACCGGGCTTGATGCCTCAGCACCGATTATGTTTGTCACAGCTGTTATCGATGGCGTAAACCAGATCATAGGGTTTAATGGGGTTGATACGCCATTCAAATGGGACGGCACCACAGTTGCAGATTTAAACGATTACCGCATAGTCACCAGGGAGAAACCTACCTCACCTGACTACACAACGTACACACTGGCCCATAAGCCGGTCCGGGCAGCGGATAAAACATTCGTATTCGCCAACAGTAACCTGGTGGATGCTGCAGACTACACCCTGGACCTGAGCAACGGGACAGTAACCTTCGATAATGCCAGGGTAAACACGGTATCGGACAGACTGAGCGCCGAAGCTGCCACCGTAACCTATCCCCTAAACGGGCGAATAGAGTCAGTGCATCCTTACATGGTGGGATGCACCGTCACGGTTTACGATAAGAATGGCATAGTCATGAAAGTCTTGACCAATGAAGCAGAAACAGACGGGTGGAAGGCCGACTATGGCGCGGGCGTGGTCTATGCTCCAACAGTCATAGCTGACAAAGACCTCTATACCTACATGCCGATTACCACCACCTATCAATGGGTTGATGAAATCCGTGTGGACTATCAATACAGCACCGGGCTCATATCCTCTCAATTCCGCTATCCCATTACCCACAAAGGCCGCATATTCGTCATGGGCGGCGATGGCCGCATATACTGGTCTGAAATTACCGAGAACGGTAGCGAATACGAGTGCTGGCCGCCTATTAATAACTGGCCGGTTTGTGTTGGTTCTGGGCAAAATGATGGCTGCTTAATCTCAATGATGGGTGAACTATTTATTTTTATGGATCGGTCAATCTACCGGTTCCGGGGCAATGACTTAACCGATTACAGATTAGAGGTAGTTGAACCGAGTATCGGCTGCGCTGGTCCAAGAGCGGCAAGATTAGAAAACGATAAGATATATTTTATTTCCGAACAGGGATTGTACGTTTTTAACGGCGTATCAGCGACCAATATAAGCCGGAATAGGATACCCCTGTTATGGGATAGGGTGAACAAGGCTGCATTGGGCCAGGCGGCGGTATATGCCTGGCATGGTCTGATCTTATTTGCCCTGCCGATAGATGATAGCACGGTCAATAACCTGGTCATTGCCTGTGACCCTGCTGTACCCGCCTTATGGCCTTGGGACGGTATGAGCATAGCCATGTGGGAGGAAATATCCACCACCAGCGGCACCAAGCTATATGCAGGGCTGTCCACGCAAGGCTTTGTCATGGAGCAGGACGTTGGCACGGACGATGCCGGGACGAATATAACCGCTTTTTTTGAACTTCCCACAATAGATATTGGGGCAGCTGACAAGAAGAAGAAGGCCCGCTATATCTATGTGGAATACGCACCTAGCCAGGAAACTTTCGGCAGCGTGTTTGCCGCTATAGATGATAATGACTACCAGGAGATAATGGCCCGGAACGCAGATAAGAACATGCGTAAATTCGCACTCCGGCCTACTATACGGGATAAATGGCGGTACATGAATATCAAAGTACACCATGATACCGCAGACGGTTTTGAGGTAAGAAGTATCCTGATGCCATTCAAGATCAAGCAGAAATCCAGCGTTAAGGGGGCGGTTGATTAATGGCTGAGCAGTTAAGAGTCTTGGAGCTTCCCAACCGCATACGCATGTTGGATGAAAAGACTCCTCTGCAAATTGACCAGAATTTCGAGGAAGTGGCCTATGCTGTTTCCAAAATACAAAAATACCTGAACGATTATGTGGTTGGGGCCATCGATGATTCGAGCGAGTTTGAGAAAAACGCTATAACCCACGGGCCGGGCGATCCGGTGGATTAACGAGATAGGCAAATGGGGTGATGGTCAATGGCAGACCCAGTAATGTATTTTTCAGACCCATATTATTCTGGTGGCGGCACGCCGCCGCCGTTAACAAATTTATCAATTACACTTGGACGATATAATGATCCCAGAATTTACGTTGGGATTCATAAGCGGGGCGGTACAGCCGGTGGAGGAATTACTGTAACTGGTTATATATCTTTTGATGCAGATGGTTATGTATATCAAGACGGTCAACCATCGAAACGGTATACCGTCAGCGAGCCTAATGTTCTTAAGGTTGATGTGGCTACTAATGATTATGGCGGTATTACGACTTGTCTTCAAGCAGTATCACCTGGATCAAGTACGATTACGCTTATCGATTATTTATTTTACAATCTGGAATGTTCGTTAACAATAAATGTAACTGGGTCGCGTCCGCAACTTCCTCAAGTAGAAAAACCAGTTTGGTTTGATGGGAAACTTACATGGATAGATGTAGAAAATACTGCTCATTACAGAATAAATAGATATGACCAAAACATGAATCTTGTTGGTCAAAGTTCGGTTGCCCAAGGGATTCAGCAATGGAACCCCTCGCCCTGGTATCTCACTACACAGTATTGCACCGTGCAAGCACTTATAGGCAGTGATCCCGGATACCTGCCGGGAGAACCCTCACCCCTGTCTGACGCGCGAACAGTCCTTCTCCCCCAAGTCGGCAAACCCGTCTGGGTGAACAAAGTCATAACCTGGAATGATGTTGAGGGCGCAACGAATTACACAGTGGTCCTCTATAATACGGAACTACAGCCGATTGACACCAAGACGGTCGCGCAGGGCATCCACCAGTACGATTATACCAATTACACAGAAAGCTCTTTACCGGCAGGTAAATACTACTGCACGGTTCAAGCCAGGTCCACGAGTTCCTCCGGGCCTGTATCGCCCATGTCCGATGCTCTGGTTATTGGCATGTATGCCTTGGAAATGGCAGCAGACGGAAATGGGACTATCGTGCCGGAAGCGGGTACGCACCATTATATCGAGGGCACGGCTGTTAACCTTGTGGCTATGCCTGCAGTGGGTAGCCGGTTCAAGAGATGGGAAGGGGCCACGGTAGAGGATCAGAACAACAGGTATACCCGGATAACCATGAACGGCGATAAGTCGATCACCGCAGTTTTTGAGGAAGTCGTGGAACTAACCGTCGTGGCAACCGGGGGCGGTTCAACCATTCCACCTTCCGGCAAAGCAATCCAGTATACCAAAGGCGAGGTAGTGATTTTAAAAGCGGTCCCCAATGAAGGCTATGAGTTCAAGGGATGGACGGGAGACTTAGTAGACAATAAAGACGTTACCCAGGTAACTATGGATACTGACAAATTAATCGGGGCAACGTTCAATGAAAAGCAGATGGTGTCCAAAAACAACAAAAAGCTGTATTTCGCGACCGCCAACGAAAAGGCTTACTGGAATGTGGACGGCAGGTGGACCTTTTTCGCTACTCCACGGCACAGCATGATGAAGGAGTTGGAGCAGGACAACCATCCTCAATATCACAACAATGAACGCGGAGATGCCCGCTACCACACAAAAGATGAATTGAATGCAATCGCGGAAGCCCTGGCTAACGCGTTAGCTTCCCATACGACCAGTTCTGATCATGATGGACGGTATTATACGGAGACAGAGGTCGATGCGCTGCTTCTCCCCCGAAATATTGACGTGTTACCAACTGCGGATGAGTCTCATCGCGGAATGATATATGTTCTCAAAGGCGGCCCGGGCGTTGCTGATGTTCCTTATATCTGCCTCAAAGGCGCAGACGACAACTACAGTTGGAAGAGTATTGATATAACATAACCACTTTAGGAGGTGTACCCATGTCTGCATCTTACGATTTTGCCAGATACTTGGCAGACATTCCTGAATACAGGAGAAAAAATGATAGGATGTTGCAGGATAGGGCCGATACCAGCGCCAACCTCATATTTGACCCGCAGCGGGCCGAAATCGAAAGGCAGCGCCAATGGGAAGAAGCTCAGCATATCAACAATATGCAAAAACTCAAAGCATCGCAGGCCGGGGTAGAAGAAACCTTGGCACACAACGAAGCGAGGGCAAAAAAGGCCAATGCCATTCGTGCGGCAGCTTCCGGCGCCATCGGTTCATCCGGGTTGAATGATTACTTAAATAATGAAATCGATAAGGCATTGCAAGGGCAGAGGTTAAACATTGCGGCAACATTGGCGGCTAACCGTGACGCCGAAATAGGCAACTATTCGCTGACTGATAAGCAAAGCCTGGGCAAATTGTCTGAAATCGAAAGGCTCAGGGGACAGACCAAATCCAGCCTGTTCCAGGACCTATTGGCCAATGAAGATGCCCGGCAGTTCGACTGGGATGTAAACGCCCTGCAGGTAGCTCTGGGAATTGGTTCAGGAGAATTGCAGGCGGCGGATCTTAACTTTAGGGAGAAAAATGCCGCTGATAGCCTGTCGCTGCAGAAATACATTGCCGACTTGCCGTACAACAAGATGACGAAATACCAGGAGGCCACGGAAGATAGATTGACCAAGGAACTGATGGGGGGAATACCCGGAACCAACCCCAATGCCATGATGGGGGGAATACCCGGAACCAACCCCAATGCCATAGTGGGTCTGAGGGCTTACGCGGAGGGCCAGGGCTATAACGTGGGATGGGATGCAGCCACCGGCAATGTGACGGTGGGAAATAAGACGCTGACCCCCGATACCTTGAGGAATCAATATGGCGCGATACTCGATGCAAGCGATGGCCGATGGAAAATCCCTCAAAGCCAGATGGCCGCCCTGCTGAGATAAGGAGGATCACTCAAGATGGCAATCAAAGATATACCAATTGATGTTGTTCCCGACGAGGAGTTTAACGCGAGATGGGGCACCAAGGCAGACGGCTCGTGGCGCGGTTATGCGGCCGGAACCCCCACAGAACAGCGCAGATCAAATGAAGCTAAAGCCTTGTCCGCTGCCCTGGCGCTGGAGGAAGAAAAGAGACATAACACCCTTGCGGAAACCCTGGCGCAGAAGCAGTTTGAGGCTGATGAAAAATATCGCTGGGCGGCCTTAGCAAAAAGCGGTTCTGGAGGTGGCGGTGGTGGACTTACCGCCTATCAACAGTATCAGATCATGAGGGACCTTAAACGTGATGCCTATGACACCAAGAAATGGATACTTGCGCAAGCTGCCGAAAGAGCCAAGAACGACTCACGGTTGGAGGGCCGCAAGATGGAAGTGCCTGCAGAGCATGGTTTGGGCACCATGACCATAACCAGTAAGGCAGACGGAGCAAATGTATTTACCTATCAGCAACTCTATGATGCGCACTTGAGAGACTTGATAAATCAATACGGGCTCGACTTGGCTGATTTTGGACTACAACCGCTTAACGCACCCAATGGCGGTAACATCCCAAGAAACTTTAGAGATTTTGAGGAGTTGTCCATTAATCAGGCCAAAAGATGGTAATAGGAGTTGATGACGCATGGGCAAAGCATGGGATTTAGGTGTTAGGACCCCGTATGATCTATTCAAAGCTGTTAATTCAGGCCAATTAGGGTATGAAGAATTAACCGAAGAAGGCAAACTAATATATGATGCCGCGAAAAGGAATTATAGACCACAAGCCAGCACCCCACCGGTAGCAAGCTCTGGCTACAGAGATCAAGACGCACTCCTGACCGCACTGGAGCCCCAAAACAAAACTGTAGGACAAAAGGCCATAGGCCTGCTTCGAGCGGTTCCTAACGCGCTTGCAGGTGCCAACATTGAAGCTGAAAAAGCATCCAACGCTGGTATTAGTGAATGGAGCGCAGAGGGCTTTAAGGCCGGGCTAGAAGGTTTTAAAAAGGGCATCACCGGACAAAAGGATTACAGTTACGAAGAATACCTGACCGAAGCCGGTATGGATGATGGGACCAGCAAACAAGCCCTGGCCCTGGCGTTGGAGCTGGCTTCCAATCCCCTGTCGAGAGTTGGGGCGAAAGTTGCCAAGCCTATTGTTAAGCCTATTGTAAATGCCCCGGTGCAGGTCGCAAAGACTATCGCCACCAAAACCCCGACTGTAGTCAAAAAGGGTATTGGCATAGGTGCGGCCGCCACCGGATACGAAACCATTAAGGGCGCAACCGATCCGGACTATGCAGACCGGAGAGAAACCTTCCCCTCACAATTCGGTGCATCTCTGCGGGGAGGTGCTGGCGATACTGTAAGTCTGATTGGTTCTTCCACCGCATGGAAAGATCAAGACGAATTAGCCGATACCTTGAAAAAGATCGGGGCCAATATCTCTAAAGGATATGAATCAAAACAGGTCCCCTTTACTTGGAGGTCATTTTTTGACCCCGAATGGTACGCGAACAATGTAGCACGCTCTATTCCGACTACAGCAGTATTAATACCGCTCGTGTATGCTGGATATAAGGTCGGGGCTAAGGGAGCGGCCTGGCGTGGCTTTGGCAAATTCTGGCAGGCGGTAATTGGTTCCCTGGCCGGTTCTGCTGCATTAAGACCTGCTGAAAGCGCATTGGAGGCTGGCAGCGCATACGAAGATGCTATAGCCAGGGGAATGAGTGAACAGGAAGCAGATGCGGTAGCGCAGAGGGTTTATGAAGCTAACCTTAGCCTGGCCGGTTTGGATGCTGCACAGTTAGCTATTGCTTTTGCTCCGGCTCCGGTCAAACCGATTACTACGGCAGGTAAAGCAGCAACACTGGCTGGCAAGTTGGCTATTGAGACTGCAACAGAGGCAGGAGAGGAAGGCTATCAGCATGTAGTGCAACAACAAGCTATCGGCACAGACCCTCGGGGAATAGTCCAGCAGTTTCTTAAACCCAGTGTGGAAATGAAGGAATCCATGGCCATAGGCGGCCTATTCGGGTTAGGCATGGGCGGCGCTGGTGTGGTAAATGACTTTTACCGTGATCTGCCTGATAGGATACAAAAGCGTGTTGCCGAAAATCTCCCACCGGAAATGAAAACCCAGGTAGCACAGAATATTGAGAACTACATGGACCAGGGCGATGATGAAGCAACCGCCACCCAAAAGGCCATGGACGAATTGGCCGAGACACCGGAAGGGCAGGAGGTTATTGCCACAACTACCCAAACTGTAGCATTTGAGGTAATGCAGGAAGTGGCGGTGGCCAACGAGGTAGCGCAGCAGGTAGCAGCACAGAACACGGTCTATGACAAAAAGGGCAATGCCCTGCAGATTATAGATGATTCAAACCCTGAATTCCTGGTGGTGCAAAATGCCAACAGCGAGAGAAGTCTAATCCCACGTAATGAGGTATCATTCGAGGCGCCAGAGCAAGCGCAGGAAGCAACACAGGCACCAGTAAATGTAGTTGCACCAACTGAACCGCAAAGCGCCCCTGTGGAGCAAATGGAAGGCAATCAGGACATAACAGAGGAATTGATACATCAGGCGGCGCAGGACCAGGTTACAGACGGTAGCGCTATGCCTGAATTGCAACCGGAGAAAGTAGAAGCAGTGCCCACGATCGCCAATCCTGAGCCTATACTGGAAGCACAGGAGCAACAAGCGATTAAATCAAGTCTAGTTGAAGCCATAGACGAACACCCTTCCGCACCTCTCAATGAAATGGAAGCCAATACAGAAGATATTGAACCAGCATCTGAACCAAAGACAGAAGAACCTAAACCGGAAAGAGAAATTCATAAAACTAGAGTAGTCAAGGGCGCAATAGAAACGGCCCCTGTGTATGAAACTCATAACCGAGGTAAGAATTGGCTGGCAGTTATTGACATTGATCCGAAGTCTCCAGGCGGCATTGCCCGCAATTTCCAGAAAAAGGCTTACGGCGATTACAAGTACATGGTTGATAAACTTCAAGTGGGCGATGCCGTAGAGTTTGGGGCCGACTATTACAGCGGTAGCGGCAAGAAGAACACCAACAGGTGGTATGGTGTAGTAACCGAAGTTGGAGATAATTTATCAATAGAAAGGTATGAGAATGCAAAAGAAGCGGTAGCAGCCTCTGAGGTAGTTAAGCGCGCTGCGCTGACTGAGCCGCCTAGTCATGCCACTACTCCAAAACCGGAAGCGGCTCCGGAACCTGAGCCAGCACTAGAACAGGAGCAAACTACATCTAAACCTGAACCCCAAGACATGCCCAAAGAAGAAATCAAAGATGAACCTGCAGCACAAACCCCAGAACCATCGCAGGCAGAACCATCTTCGAAAGAAGTAGGCGATTTCACCATCACCAAAACCACACATAGCGATACTGGCGCTGACATATGGGTGGTAAAACCAAAAACTAAGCTATCCAACCAGGAATTTACCGCACTGAACGCTAAGATGCGGAAACTGGGCGGTGCTTATTCCAAGTTTACCAAGGGCTTCAACTTCAAGGAGGACCCGACAAGCAAGCTGCAGCCGGAGGCAGCGAGTAGTCCGGAGAGTAAACCAGAGCAGGGTAAGCCTGCTACCGAACCGTCACAGATTACTCTCGATACCCTAATTGATGAACTGATCAACGATGTTGTAAATGATCAGGCTGTCAAAAACGCTGTAGCCAACTCTGATAAAGAAAACGCATTACTGGAGATTGGCAACCAGATAACAAAGCATACAACGCAAATATTTAATAAGTACATCGATCAACTTCGGAACACACTGGCGGCCGATGTGTTGAATAATTTCACCAGCATGACACATGAGAACCATGTTGGCCGCAAAAAGCTCATTCAGGACATATACGATAAATTGGCGGCCAAAGAACCTGCTCCACAACAATCTCCTGTAGAATCGGAATTCTCTCCCGGAGAGGTTATAATAGCCCAGCCAGAACCGGAGCCCCAGGCGCAGCAACCGGAGAAACCCGCAGAGCCCATCAAAAACAAAGACCGTTCTGATGACTCTACTAAAAAGGCAGAAGATGGAGTAGAATTAAACCAAGAAGAACCCGCGAAAGAGGGTGAACAAGGTGGAAAACCTGATCAAAAAATACTGGAGCCCGGAAATGAAGAAGGAGTTTCCGGTGGACGATTACCTTCTGGAACTAATGTCGATAGCATACGCGGCACTGGAGGAGAAGGCTCCGGCGTATCTGGAGAAAATGTCGAATCGGTGGCTGGCGAAGTACTTGTTCAACAAAGTGAACACGGCAGTAACAGTACACGGCCAAGTACAAACAAAGCTACTCATGGAAGCAATGAAGGTAGAAAACCCAAAGGAGCGGCAGATGGCCCAGATGATAGCCATATCAGACAGCAACGCGGAGATGGAAAGGATACTAACAGAGATACCGACGGAAGCTCTGGAGTATCAGGAGAACCGGAAGGTAGTACCGATAAACAAACCCAAGAAGAAGAACAAAGCAAGGTAGCTTACGAAAACTTCCGCATAAATGAAGATAACCCGGTATTCGTTAAGGGCAGCAAGAAGGCCAGGTATGAAGCCAACATTGAGGCCCTTAAAACTTTAGATAAGGTATTAAGCGAGAACCGCGAGCCCACCATTGAGGAACAGCGCAAACTGGCATTGTTCTCGGGATGGGGTGCGCTCCATGAAGTATTTTCCTATAAATACGAAGATGAATCGAGCTATTACCGGCCTGGCTCCAAAAAGATACCCAAGTACAAAGACTGGGAAAAGGAATTCTACTACACCAAAGAACTTCTGGATGGCATTGAAGAAAGACATTTTGGAGGCATGTATAATTACCGCGGCGGTCTTTACGAAAATGCCAGCGGCAGCACCATGAACGCCCATTATACATCACCGGCAGTAATATCCTGCATGTTTGATGCCTTGCAGCAAATGGGATTTAAAAGAGGAAACTTGCTGGAACCCTCAATGGGAACCGGCAATTTTTTTGGTATGCTTCCTGATACCCTCAGAAGCAAAACAAAACTGTACGGAGTTGAACTGGATCCCGTAACCGGGAAAATAGCACAATTGCTTTATCCCAATGCAGATATAAGAATACAGGGATTTCAAAAATCACTGTACCCGGATAACTTCTTTGATGTAGCGATAGGCAACGTACCATTTGGCGCATATAAAATTAATGACAAGGGTTATCCGGCATTTATAACCGAGAAGATCCATAATTACTTTTTCGCTCGGTCAATAGACAAAGTTAAACCTGGAGGGATGATA